AACAAGGATAAAATAAATATAAAAATATATATGGTGAAAAGTTTAAAGAATACTTGAGGTCTTTCAAAAACCCACCACACGTCATAGTTGAGGCTAATAAAAAGTTCCAAAATGAATATAACCAAACCGTTTATAGTAACAATTACAGTTTTACAGAAATGATGCGTAAAGGATATTCAGAGATAGTAGCTGAAATGGAAGCAAAATATGACACTAAAATTCCTGAAACTGACAAATGGATATACTATAACCTAATGTATGATAATTTCTATGGTGATAATAAATATGGGAAGAGAATAAATTTAGATAGTACAACTAGACATAGTTTAGGTAAAGAGACGGCAATAAAACCAAATAAAACACAAGAAAAGGTTCCAACTAACCGAATTGAACGTATAGAATATTACAACAAGAAAGCCCACGAGCACATTCAAAACGCATACAAGAATGTTAAACTCTTTCCAGATATGGAGATATCAAAGCTAGCCAGACAAGCTACTCCAGTATTTAACAATTTAAATAAAGCAAGGCAAGATTCTATCAAGTTATTAGTGCATCAAGCACAGCAAAGTGGAGTTGATACAGACACAATTAAACAGCTTGTCAAACTTGCTGCAAAAACTAATTACAACATTTTTATAACCGATTCAGCCACAAGCGAATACACTAATTTTTATGGTCAAAATGTCATTTATTTAAGTAAAGGAGCTATTACAGAAAATGGTGCTATTGCTAAAGTTGCAATGCACGAGATTATTCACGCATTAAAGGGCGTAGAAGGCTATCAGGCAATGCAAGATTTTGCACTAGAGAATATGTCTGAGGAACGCAAAACAAAGCTAGAAGAGGAATACAGAGCATATTATGAGCAACAAGGTTTAGAGTTTACGGAAGATGTATTAAATGACGAGATTACAGCTACTTATATAACCGAAACATTGGCACGAGGCAGTATTGATAAGATACTTAATACTTTTGGTCGTTATGGTGAAACGGGCTTTAAAACAATGCTTGCAAAGTTTAAAGACTTTAGGACAATGAAAGAACGTTCACCACAAATAAGCTTTATTGAGAGAAAAGTCAGAAAAGCATTTGACAACTATATGCAAGGGAAAATGGCTAAAGACTCAAAATCAAAAGTTGGTGATAATGTAAGATACAAGGTTGATAAGCCATTTAGTGAACAAGTAGATGATGTAATAGCTGGTAAACATGACCGTCTTTACGACTTATATGTAAGAGAAACCCCACAATCATTTGTTGAAAAAGGATTTGAAAAAGGTCCTCTGTTAATGCGTAATTCAAAGGTAAAAGAAATCCTTTCAAAACATCAAGATATTACTGCAGAAATAATCAAAGCTATACCTCAAAGCTTAGAAAATCCATTATTTATACTTAAATCAAGAAGCAATCCAGATACAAGTGCTGTTGCCATTACTGATATAACAACAAGCAAAGGCAATGTTATAGTACCTGTTTGGATAAACCAAGAAGGGAACTATTACAGTGTAGAAATAGACAGCAATGTTGCACTCAAAACTAATTTTATAGCCTCAGTATACTCAAGAAATGTTAAAGGTTTATTGGAATATGCTTTTAAAAACAATGAGGTAATTAGATATTCTACAGACACAAAAAAAGTCAACACGTTTTTGACCACTCAAGGGCTGCAATTGCCCCCTCGTCTTCAAACGGTTAACTTCAACTCTAATATATCACAAGAAACGAAACCTGTCAACGATACGAGATGTAGTTTGCCAAGCGACCCCACAATTGCCATAGAACAAGCAGCACAAACAAATGATACTTCAGCTGGAGATATGCCAATAAATGCTGTTGATTTAGAAAGCATACCAGGTAATCAACTTGTATATGCAGTACCTCAAAATCTTGACCAATGGTCAAATCTATGGCTAAAGAAAGTGCCACCAAAAGAGTTTTTTGAGCATAAAAAGACAACATTTAAAGCTAACTTAGAGGCTGTGACAATTCAGCTTGTTAACAAATATGAGGCAATAGAGCGTGTTTTACGCAATGCAGGAATGGATAGGCAAACTGCGGCTTCTTTAACTCACCAAGCCTCAACTGCAAGAAGTGCTGCAATGACAATGCTAGGTGTTGCACAATTTGACGCACAGTATAACCGAGTAGGCGATAGCTTGTATGACATTTTCAAACCAATTCACCAAAATAACATAAATAGTGAAGCTAAAAGCTATAAAAAGAACTTAGAGAATGGGAAATATAAAAACAAAGAAAAATATGTTGACTACAACAAGAAATTTGACTTATATATGCTCCATTTGCACAATGAGGCAAGACTAGGGCAAGACAAATCAATATTTGGAGAAGATGTCACTGTTGAGGTTAGCAAGAAAACTATTGCTGATATGGAAGCAACATATCCAGAGTTTAAAGAACTTGCAAAGAAAGTAAGAAAATACTCTGATAATTTACTTACATATAGGGTGCAAACAGGACTAATTACAGCAGAGTTTGCAAATCATTTAAGGGAAATGTATCCATATTATGTGCCTACATATAGAGCTAAAGACAGTGGACCAAGCATACGCCCAGCATATGGAAATATAAGGGGAGTTGACTTAAATCAAACAGTTAAGAGAGCGAAAGGATCTGACCAAGCTATAATGCCAATTTATGATTCTTTAGCAGCTCAAACAATACAAGTTATAAACACTGGTAGAGCGAATAACATATTGACACACTTGTACTATGCTAGCTTACAAGGTGATAAAAGCATTGACATAATAGGTAAAGAAACAGTCGGTATTGAAGAAGCTCTATCTCATGAAATAAAAGTTGAAAAAGATACAACAGATAAAGTAAATAACAAGGTATCTTTCTATTTCCAAGGTGAAAAGGTGACAATGCTAGTTGATAAAAACATATTCACTGGTATTGAAAGCATGCTTGGAACTAACAAAGATAGTGGCAATAAGTTATATCAAACTGCAGTAAAACTAAACAGCACATTTAAAAATTTAGTAACTAGCTGGAACCCATTTTTTAGCATATGGAGAAACCCAATTAAAGACTTCGGAAACTTTGTTATAAACACAAAATACGGTGTTGCTAACTCAATGAGAAACTATAAAAGAGCTTGGCAAGAGATTAAAAACGGTGGCTACTATTGGCAAGAAGCACAAGCTGCAGGTATTGTTGGTTCTGGTATATACAACTATCAAACAAAGACATTAAAACGTGGTGAAACAGTGCAAGATAGGACAATAGGCAAACTAGCTGCAGTTAGTGAAATGATAGAAATGACACCAAGATTAGCTGAATATATAAGTGCTAGAGAGGCAGGACATTCAGTTGAAGTAGCATTATATCAAGCAGCAGATGTTACTACAAACTTTGGTCGTAGTGGAACGCTAGTAGCTAAATTAAATGCAACGGTAATGCCATTTTTAAACCCAGCAGTGCAAGGAGCAAACAAGATATGGAGAGCATTAGTCTATGGCGATGCTGGAAAGGGCAAAACAGCTAAAGGTAGGAGATTAAATCTTTTAGTTAGACTTGCAGTATTTGCAGTTGCTACAACAGCCTTTAATGGTTTTATGAATGACGACGACGAGGACTACAAGAACCTATCAGACTATACAAAACAAGCTAATTTTGTAATACCAATGGGCGACGGTAAATTCCTTAAGATACCAAAAGACAGGCTACAAGCTGTTGTTTCTAGCGTGTATTTGAGAGCAAAAGCAAGTGCTGAAGGTGACGAGCATGCTTGGAAAGGAATGGGCGGTTTTGTAGTTGGTCAAGTTACTCCAATAGATAATTTTTCAAGACCATTATGGGAGCCAATAAAAGACGTTAAAACAAATACAACTTGGTATGGTGGCGAGATAGAGAGTCAAAGGTGGGAGAACGTAAGACCTAGCCAAAGATATGACACAAGAACAAGCGAAATATCAAAGAGTTTAGGAAAAACATTCAACTATTCACCATTGAAAATTGATTATCTGTTAGACCAATATCTAGGTGTTGTAGGCGACTTAGTGCTCCCTGCATCAGCAGTAGCTGGAGAAAGAAGTATGTTTGAAAGACAAATGCTTGCTAACAGTACCATAAGCAACAAATGGGCTGGAAAGTTAAGCGATATGTCTAAAGAATACACGTATAGAAAGAATGAGGGCGATGTCAAGGCTGAGCTTGCACTCAAGTATATAAACAAGATTAAGCAAGATATTAGCGATTTATATAACAAGCAAAATGAGATACATGCTGACAAGAGCTTAAGTAAAGACGAAAAGGTAACTCAAAGCGACATCATACAAGTTGCTATAAACGCATTGAGGCAACGTGCATTTGAGGGTGGAGAAGAGATATACAACAACCTTAAAGACGCAAACATAGAGATTAATGACGATAACAAGCAAAGTATCTACATTGATGCTCTATATGGCATAGCTGGTAGTGAATATGCTCTTAAAACCAAAAGCAAGACACAATATACAAAAGCTCAAATGTATAACAAATTAGGATTTAATTACGATATGTCGTATCAATACTTTCATGAGCTTGATCAATACAAAAAACAATATGCAGGGCAACTATCTGATAGAGACATTACAGTAATGTACACATTGCAATTAAGCATACCAAATCTTGAAAAGCTTATATTACTATTCTCACAAGGGTATAGACCAAAAATTAACGAACAATGGCTTGTAGGTGCAAATAAATACGAATTAGAAAAGGCTCTTGCAGTGGCTATATCAAAGTTAAAAATAAGCAGTGAAGAAAAGATAGAGCTTGCCACAATGTGTGGGTATAAAGTGGAAGACGGGAAGATTAAGCTATCTAGGACAAAATAAGGCGATATAAACAGCCATATAAAGTACATGAAGGGGGGACATACTCCCCCTTTTTTTATATATATTAGCTAAAATAAAAGCAATAAAAACCTTAAGGAGAAATAAGCATTATGAAAGATAAAAATATGTATCAAACTAATGAAGTTGTTAGACCTATCAAACCAAACGAGAAAATCGTTAAAACGCCATTAAAGGCTGATAAGCAAGTAGGTAAAGATTTAAGAACAGGAAAGAAAGACTAAAAAGTAGTCTTTTTAACATTTGTATTTTGGAGGTAAACAAATGAGCAAACATATGATTAAGTTGCAATTATTTGCAAACGACGGTGAAGATGCAGAACTTGAGGAAGATGTTGAAGTTGAAGAAGAGGACATTGAGCTTGACGAAGAAGACTTAGAAGAAGACTTAGAGGACGACAAGGAACCACCAGCAACAGAACCAACAGTTAACTGGGAAGAAAAATATAAGGAACTTGAAAAGGAAAAGAACAAGCTTGAAGAAGATTTTAGATCTTTGCATGGTGCGGGCACTGATTCTAGTATTAACGATTTAATAGACCAAGCTAAAGCTGACGAAGCTGGAATTAGTCTTGAGGAATATCGCAAACAGCGAGAGACCAAAAGGCTTGCGGAACTTGGCAAACAGCAAGAAATCTTAGATAGATACAATGCTCAAGCTGCAAAAGACTTAACAGAGTTAAAGAAAGTTTTTCCACATTTAACAGATGTTAAAGATATAAAAAACATTGAGAACTTTGAGTACTTTGGCAAGTTAAGAGATAGGGGTTTAAGTCCTGAGGAAGCATACAAAACAGCTAATTTTGATATGTTGCAAGGCATACAACCAGATGGGACAAAAGGCTCTAAAAAACATTTAAAACCTACAGGAAAACAAGGGAATAAAGGTAGCGGGGCTCCAGTACCAAATGCTGACGAACTAGCTTCATGGCGAATAATGTTCCCAAATAAAAGCGATAAAGAAATTATCAAAATATATCAAAAATCAGCTCTGGAGTAAGAACGCAAGTTTGCACTGTTTGAGCTAATAAATAAAAATAAACGAATAAGGAGAAAAGAACAATGTCAGTAAAATTTAAAACTACAGACAATGCACAAGGTTTAGGTCATGTAATACATGCAGTTAAAGCTGTTGTACTAGAGGAATCTAATGCCTATGCAGAACAAAACAAACTTTTAGGAGAAGTTTTTAATGTATTAAGCTCAGATAGGTCAATAGAATCTATTTTATCTGAAGTAGGTTTTGGCTCTTTTGAGTATAAGCCAGAAGGTGACCCAATTCCTAAAGATACTTTAGCAGAAGGGTACTCCAGCTCAATATCTCATAAGACATTTGCAAAGCAATTTAATATCACCAGAGAAATGATAGAAGATGCCAAACTAGGCAGAGCTGCTACATTATCTGTTGGCAAAGTTAAAGAAATTAAAGGCTTTGTAAGGGCGTTTATCAATGCAAGATTAGAATGTGCGTTCAAATTGCTAGGTGGAGCAACTGGAAACTCAGTAACAGTTTTAGGGGCTACTCTTAGTGCGAAAACTGGTGATAATTTGCCTCTATTTAGTGGTGTGCATACTTACAAGACCAAAGAAGGAACTCAATCTAACTACTTCCATACTAATGAAGACTTTGATTCAGATGCAGCAAAATTCAACGATGTTTTATGGGCAGCTGCTAACAAGTTGAGAGACTTCAAAACCGAGAAAGGCGACAGCACAGGCTATGTAGCAAACTTGTTGATTTTGCCAAATAACCAACACGATTTGAGGAAGATAGCTCAAACAGTTTTAGGCTCACCAAAAGCACCGGGTAGTGCAAACAATGACATCAATATTAACTATGGTAATTTTGAAATCATTACATTGCCTTACTGGGATGCAGAAGGTCCAGAGTTCATAGTAATGTCCAAAGAAGCAAATGAAGAGTTCTACGGAAATGCTTTCTACAACCGTGAAGCTCTATCAGTAACTTCTCACGTAGATCCAAATACCGAAGACTTAATCTTCAATGGAAGAGGCAGATTTGGAATTGGCTTCCACGCTTGGAAACACATTGCTAGAGTTGTTAAGAGTGCTGCACAAGTAGGAACTTCAACTGCACTGTAATTTGACATTGAATTAACTTGAATAAAAAAGGGCTTTTCAAACGTGTCAGAATTGCCCTTTTAAAAAATTTGAGAACTGTGTAAATTAATTCAAGATTAAAAACCAAAGAGAAAAAAAGGGCTTTTTAAAAGTGTCAAAATTCTCAAAGGTCGAAATACCAAAAACTTGGAGGAGAAATGAACGTAAAAGACTTATATTCAGCTGTAGCACGATTAGGCTTTGAAACAAGTCTAGAAGACAGTACCTCATTTCTCCAAGCAACAAATGCTGCTATATTCACTATCAATAGAGTTAAGCCACATGTTGCAAAATACGATATTGCGATTTTCCATTTTCCAGATACTGCTTTAAGCGAAGGTAACTCCTCTCACTTGTCGCCTAAGGCAGTATCTCTTCTTTGTATAAGTGGGAAAGGCAAGTTAAAAATTACAAATGAAACGACTGGCAATATTTTTGCTCAATATAACTTAGCAAAAGGGCAAACTTTAAAAAAGCTTTTAAACACTGAGCCAAACACATATTATAGATTTGAAGTTATCCCTGAAAGCGATAACCACTGTGTTGTTAGCAATTTAGCCGTTTTTAGCGATTTTAAGGGAGCAGAGAGCGACATTCCTATTTATGAGGAGTTTGTCCCATTTGATTTAAAAAGCCTTACAAATGACTTTTTACAGCTCACACAAAAACCTTTTGGTAATCACGAAATACCACTAAACGATTTTTATATCTCACATAACGTTATATATATTAGATATTCATATTTAACTAATCTTTCAAAAATACAACCTATATTGTCAATTTGGTATCAACGAGAGCCTAGAATGCTAGAGCTCACAAATACTGCAAATATAGACGAACAAGAAATTGACTTATCAGAAGAGCTTTGTCAATTATTGCCTTATCTTGTTGCTTCCAGAGTATGGGCAGAAGACGAGCCAACCATGGCTGAACACTGTTTGCAGTTATATCAAATGGAAGAGGCGAAGATTAAAAGAGCTCAAGTTCATGCAGATACCGTAAAAATAGTAAGAACAGGTAGGTGGTAGCCAATGGGAGCTTTAACATCTAACCTTGGAGAAGAAAGGGCAAGACACTATTCAAATTTTAGGGGAGTAGATTTTTCTTCCGACCATACCCAAGTACACCCACAAAGATTAGCTTATCTTATCAATATGTACAAGGACTATCAGTCAGGACAAGGACAAGCTTTAGAAACTGTCCCCGGCTTTAGAAAACGAGCTTATTTTGACTTAGAGGAACCTGTATATGGAATACATAACCTTAAATTTGAAGATCAAACCTATGTAATAGTGCATGTAGGCAATAAGCTTTTTCATTGGGAGAATTATCCTGAAAATGCAAGCATACAAGAAACTGGTTATTTTCCAATGGGTGAGCTTAAAAAAGAAGGCGATGATGATTACTATTTAATTGATTTAGATTTTGATATTGTCAGTTTGCAGCAAGTTATAGCTATTGACGGCAGTAGTTTATTTGCAAGTGCAACTCTTATAGGAACTAATCAAATAAGAATCGCCAGTGCCAATTTAGAGCTTGCTGACACAATGGTTAAAATAAGCTATACAAAAGCTATTGGGTACACTCAAATACGAGATGCTATAACTAATGATTATATTGTTATGGCTGAAAGAGATAGCCAGTCTTTCTATTTTAACAATAGACTATATATCAAAGATGGTAAGAATTTTTTAAGAGCTTACGTGCATCATAACTTTTTATATGTACAAGAGGTATTGAATAGCGACACAGTTGCTCATATCCCTTTTTATTACTCAAATACAAGACCAGACAATATTGGAACGATGTTAGAGCCTCGTTCTTTAGTGAGCCCTAAATTTAAACAAGGGTTTATGACAGGCTATGCAGAATACGACAGTAACGGAAATCCGATAGGAAATGCAATAAATGAGTTTGTATTGAACGTGCCTGACTTAACTGCAAGTAACATAATAAAAGTTGAAGACTGTACTGGAACAGAACCAGTGGAGATTACTGCTTATACATTTAGCGATAACAAAATAACTTTAAATACCGCAATAACAGTACAAAAAGATAATGGCTTAATGGTTACTATAAATAAAAAAGTAACTAATTTAGGGGGAGTTACCCTAGGGAATTATAAGTCAGTTATCCACAGTTGCACATTATGTGTCACTTTTGACGGTAGAGTTTTTTATGCTGGCGCTCCAGATTTTCCAAATCATGTGTTTTTCTCCCGTATAAATTCTACGGGGTATGTAGATCCTACTTATGTAGGTATAGCTGATTTTATACAAGACGGCGTATCAGATAGCAAAATTACAGGTCTTATTGCTGTTGGGAACTCTTTATGCGTTTTAAAAGAGGATACACAAGGGCAAGACGGCTCAGTGTACTATCACCCAGCTAGTGCAGCAATGCACGAGGGTTTTGATAACAACGGCAACGCAACTCCTGTGCAATATCCATACGAACAAGGACTTGCTGGTTTAGGCTGTTTAAATGGTGCTTGTTGGAATTTTGTTGACGACCCAGTGTTTATATCAAAGCTTGGTCTTAAGGGCGTATCTAAGATGTCATTAGATAATGTGACAACACTTAAAAGCTCAATTGAACATAGGTCTAGTTTGATAGACGCTAAACTTGTAAATTCTGATTTAACCAAAGCAAAAATGACCGAGTGGAACGGCTATCTTGTTATTTTAGTTGACGGCGACATTTATCTAGCTGATAGCAGACAAAGATATATGGACGAAACAAACACTTTGCAATATGAATGGTATTACTTAAGTGGTATTGGAGTGTTTAAGGAGCAGTATGACGCTTATTACTACAGCCATAGTTTAGAGCAAAGAAAACCTGAAGAAGGTCCTTGGATAGTTCCTGACCCACACAGTAGCGATAATGAAAATTTAATTTTAGAGATAGCAAGCGATATACGAAACAGTGAACTTGATACTAGCGAGGATTGGCGAGGAACATTAGCAAACCCACCAATAGAAAACGCTCAATCTAGTGAATTTGGTAATACTAGTTGTGAAGTGTATTCTACTATGATTGAGTATTCCGTAGAAATTGGCACAAGAGCTATTATTCAGTACAAAATACCTTTATTTTATGCGGTTAAAACTATTAATAAACAAAAGAGAGCATTTAGAGTAGAGGCGGGATATAACAAAGTAGGTGGCAAATTTAAGGCGGCAACAATAGCTAAGACTATTGAAGGCAATCTATTCTTTGGTACTGAAAATGGATATATATGCTCTTTCAATACTGACTTACGTTTGGAGAATGGAGAAATACCAGTTGAAGCATATTCTTTTGACGGAAGAACCATAATATCTGGGTGTGCAACCATTATGGATAACTGCGGTATCCCACACTTGAATAAAAATACAGTCAAAAAATCAACTATTATTAAGACAAGAAGCTTTAGAGATAGTTCAGCTAAAGTGAGAGTGCGAACAAACAAGATCCCATATAAGCAAATAGCAAGAATAAATGCGTCGCTATTCTCTTTCCAAAACTTGAATTTTGCGGACTTTACATTTAACACAATTGAACAGTCAATATTTGTAGTAAAAGAAAAAGAGAAGAAATGGGTTGAGAAACAATACTTTATTTATGCTGACGAGTATCAAAAACCATTCTCGTTATATTCCATATCTTTTAGATATGCCATAGCAGGAAGAATAAAATAAGGAGTTAAAAAAATGAGTGAAATAGTACCAGAAAACAAATTAAAACCAATACAAACAGCTGAAATTGCTGACCAATTTGTTAGTGGTTTAGGAGATAGACCAAATCAAAGTGGAGCTTATGGAATAGGTGGGCTTAGTCCTGCACAACTTAAAGCACATTTTGACAAGATAGGAAATTTTCTCATTGAGAAATTAAATTATCTGCTTAAGGCAATGCAGTCGGGCGATATTTATAAAGCAATGAAATTTGGAGAAAATTTAAACGACATATTTGAAGATTTAGAAAAGTTTTTATTAGCAATTGAAAGTGGTGTCTTTGCAACAAAACTCAAAGCTTCTGATAGTTTAGAATCTTCCAATCCAACATATAAATCTTTACAAACAATAATAACTGATATAAAGACAGAACTAAAAAGACTTGATACTGAACAAATCGCTGATAAAAATGATTTGACGGGATATAAAGGAACAATAGCAGGAACGGGCGGAGCTGAAAATGTCGGCATTAACTCTTCAATAGGAGCACATTTATCTGACTTGGTCAGTGCAATTGACAGCGGTGTATTGGCTACTAAAATAATGGTTAAAGAGGTTGGAACACTTGATGTTACTAATACCGCATATATCAATGCACAAGATACTCTAAAAGGTGCAATTACAAAGATAATAACAACACTTAAAGATATTAATACAAGGTTTATTGATTTGAACTCATTTGTTGGAGAAAGGAGTTTACCCATAGGACAATCAACAGTCACGGGCACTTTAGATAATCACAATACCAGAATTAGTACAGCTGAAAGCAAAATAGGAAATATGGCTCAATCTAATTTTACTGAGCAATTAGGAGAAAATACCATAACTGACGCTGTAAAAACAGTTAAACAACGAATAGACAGTTTACAGCATGGTGTAGTCCCAAGGCAGTTAAGGGGAGTAGAGCCATTAAGAGCTGCAGAACCGTTCAATTTAAATGATATAAAGGAAGGAAAAACTTTAAGTCAAAGACTAACTGAACGTGTTGTAGCAACTACAGAAAGGCAACCTAACAACTCAGATGCAATACAAGTAATTGATGACGAGTTCCCCGATAAAGGTAAGGTTTATACCTACTACTATTGGGATAATGTTGCAAACCCGAACAGTGGACTTTCAAGTGGTTGGTATTTGGCACATTTATATATGCCTGATAATGTTAATGAAATCCCAGCTTATGTGAGATATATACAACCTCAGGAATGGAGCCCTAAACTATCAGACCCCGATAATCAGTTTGTAGCTGTTATAAGAAACATTTTAGGTGACTACGGCACAGGAAATATCATAGCTTCAAGTTTACAAAATATGCACATATTTGTAGTGCCTTATGGAGATATGGGTTTAGCTCCTTGTTTTCAAGGACTTACAGCAGAAGGGCATAAAATAGGGGTTGATAACAGTATTGATGTTGATTTTAGAGTGTGTGAAAAATATCCTAGAGGGTTGAACTATATGTCTCTATATGGCAGTTTACCACCACTAGAAGCTTTAGACTATTCTGAACTTGAAGAGGCTTTCACTCAAGATATGCAAGATATGTACTCAGAGCAATTCTCAAAAGGCTATGCAAGGTCAAATAACTATTTTGTAGCAGAAGACGGAACAGTTATTGTTTATACTGACGAAATACCACTAGAACAAAGCGTTTTAATGATACGAGCAGGTAGGGCTTATTATACTGCAGCTGAAACTCATATATTAGATATTCCACAAAGTCAGATTATAGGGTTAGGAAGCACTTTAGAGCAAAAGCTAGACGTGTACAATGAGACTGTTTATGAAAATATGTCTGTTCAAGACCGCCAAGCATGGAGACAAAAAAATAATTTAGGAAATCATGTTATAGCTTATGAAGGCGGTTCCTACGCACAGCTTAAAAGTCTAATACCTTTAATTAATTCTAAAGCAGATGCAAGTTCAACATTAAATGCTTTAAACGGCAAATCAGATGCTGGACACACCCATGATAGTAGATATTATACCGAAGACGAGATTGATGCTAAATTAAACGATAAAGCAGATGCAACTGCAACACAAACTGCCTTAAATAGCAAAGTCAAAGAAAGCGATATTATAGGCAACGATGCTACAAAGGTCGTTAAAACAGCTACATTTTGCGACAATTCCGATGCAACAGGTTCAATTAATATGCGTATAAATGCTAAAGCTAATTCTAGCGATGTAAATACTGCGTTAGCTGGCAAACTAGGTAGAACCGAAAAAGCAGCTGACAGTGCTAAAGCTGATACTGCTACTAATGCTGCTGAAGCTACTATAGCTAATAAATGGAGATATAACTCAAGCACAACTCCAAATATTTCTGATACTATGCAAAAAATGGTTAGAAGTAATAGAGTTGGAAATACGATTTATGCTACTACTTGTATACATACCATGAACTCTTTGAATGCTACTACATGGAATATATCATTATGGTCTTCTTCTGATACATCAAATGAAACATTTTTATTGAATTTTTGGGTTAAAGATTTTGAAAGTTCGTATTCTGAAATGTTTAGTTTAGTACATACAGCACGTCCTCAATATAATACAAGTATAAAGCGGTGTTCCCAATATGTGTGTTGTGCTAGAGATGAGGCTTTTATTTTAGACATAAATCACATATCTACTGGAGTTGAAATTAGAACTAAAACGTTATCAGGGACTGCATATTCTAAAAATTACAGATTGATATTGGTAGATGCGTTTAAAATAAAACTACCATATGAAGGGGGAAATCTGATTTAACACAAGGAGAATAATCAATGAAAACATATAAATTAAAAGACATATCAACAAATTTATCATTATTAAGCACAATCAATGACATTAGTAATAGAATTGGCAGTGGTGAAGGTGGCAGTGGTGGCGGAACTGCTAATGTAGATTTTGGCACAGTGACCATAGCTAACCCAACATTTAGCAATTTTAAATCTGGTGCGCATCAATATAAAAAAGGAATATTTATAAATAAAACAACTCTTGCTAACTTTTTAGCTTGGTATGACGAGAATATAGGCGATGCACCAAATGCGGAGTGGCCATTTTTTGCAATTGCAAAACCTTCAACTGTCAGTGGAATGGCATTTTTTACATATATTCAAGACTTTGTTGGTTTTGTTAGGACAGCGTATATGGCAGACGGAAGAAGTCAGGAAATCATAGACCAAATACCAGCAACGGGATCATGCTTCTTTTTAATGGGATATGCTGTTGATTCTGAAGGCAACCCAGTAGAATTTTTTAGTTTGCCGTTATGGGCTAACTTTAATTACAGTATGCCATTTACAGCTAACTCTGAAATGGGCTTTGGTATAAAAATGGATATTACAAATGGGTTCCAAAATTTAGAAGAAAATGGTCGTTTATCTACAGCTAATGTTTCAATTGATTCTTCCCCTAATTTATATGCGATATTAAATGATAATAGGGGCACTTTGTATTTCAATGGTAATATGGGTGAGGCTTTTGATTGCCAATTTTTTACTGCACAATCATTTGAAAATGAATCCAAGGCGGCTGAGTTTTTAACAGAGTTTGCCGATGCAGTAGTCGGCTGGGATAATGTGTCTACTTCCGATACCTCAGACCAATATATTCTATCTCCACGTACAATTGGTAATTTTTGCATGAAAAACGATAGCACATATCAAAAATTTGCAGTAAAAATTGACGGCGTAGTTAGTTATGTTGATTTAACAGAAGACATGTTAACCAAATCAAGAGAGGTTTGTGATGTAGCAACAGCTAGATTTTTACAAATGTTTGGCTTTTTTGACCCAGCAACCAACGGAGAGTATCCAGCAACTTTTAATGATGTTTTATTAGATGTAGAAGAAAGAATTTATGAAACCGTCTTTAATGTCATAAAGGACTTAGTAGGCAGTAGTATTGTGCATGATATAACAAAAGAGGGAGATTGTTTGAATGTACGTCAATCTCAGGTTATTGGATATAACACAATAACTAAGTCATTTGAGAAAAGTGAACATTATCCACAAATATATCTAGGCAATTAAAAATACATAGGAGAGTGTAAACAATGATTACATACGAACTTTTAAATACAAAAAGAGGCATAGCGACACAAAGAATACCAGAAGAAACATCTAGCACATTAATAATAACATTTAGGAGTTTGCCAGATGTAACATTAACAACTGCTGTAGTTGCTATAAACGGCTCTAATCAAATGTTCTTTTCACTTGGCGGTAACTCCACCATATCATATCCTTTAAACGCTTCAGCATTGGGTAAAAAAGGTCATTTGCAAGTAAATGTTGAAGGGTCCAAAGAAAGTGCATACACAAGTTATGTTTGTGAGGAACTTTATTACGAGAGAAAAACCGAAGGTTATGTTTTTATGGTATCGCAAGACGATTTAAACAAGCGAGTGATAGAGCTTGAGAAAACGGCTTCTAAACTTATGGGGAAACAAGAGAAATATGATGCAACAGTTAAAGAATTAAAAGAAAAAGTCACCCAAGCATTTGAGGGTTATGACATTTAATAAATATATATAAGGAGACAATAGACATGGAGAACAAAGAAAGAAAAAGAAAGATAATGAATGTACTACTAGCACTTTTGTGCATAATCATTTTTGCTGGGCTTTTGTTGTATTTGTTTTTGGGAGATCCATTAAACAATTTTAATTTTGACAAGAACAAGCAAGACATCTTTGCTTATGCTGCAGAAGAAGAGGCTGAGGCTACAGTTGAGAACACACCAGCACCTGAAGAAAACAAGACATTTTTAGGGCGAATAAACGAGTGGTTTAAAGAGAATTTGCCTGAGGTACTTGGCAGTATATCAGTTGCTCTATCTAGTATATTTTTAGGGGCAATAGTGCCATTTTTAAAGAAACGCATTAAGAAATATGGCGAAAGCATAGATAACTCAGCACGAATATCTAGCGAGGTTGTGGATATAGTAAACGAACAGCTTGAGAAATATGAAGAGATAGACAAAAAATTAGATAATACGCAAGAAAAAGACGAACAACGAGAACAATCAATAGAGGACTTAAAAAAGGCCGTAGAGGCTTTATTGTCAATAGTAACCACAGTCTATGCGAACTCAAAGAACTTGCCACAAGGTTATAAAGACATTGTTGCTATAAAATATGCTGAGGCTTTGAAAATATTGAAAAGTGAAGGAGTTGATATAAATGCAAGTGAACAAGCGGAAAGCTAGAATAGCTAAAATTACTGCAACACTTACAGCGACTGTTCCACCATTTGTTGCGACATGTACACAGTTCCCAATGTGGGTGGAACACTCTAGCAAAGCTACTATGAGTGGACTATTCCTAGTGCTTGCTGTTATCTCTTGTCTCCCTTTTTTAAAGCAAATAAAAGAATATGCAAAGTCACCAGCATCGTGGGCAGTTTGGGGTGTTATTCTAGTTAGTTTAATATTGATTAGAAACATAATAAATCAAATGATTATAGTTGCTGGAGTTGGTCTCATATCAAACCTTATAAGCACAGGTATTTTTAAAATATCAGACCATTATGCAAATTTATTGCCAAACAATATACAAACAAACACAACTTAAGTTGTTACTTAAGTAAAAGCATAAACTTGGAGGAATTATTATATTATGGAGCCAATTAGAAAAGATAAAAATGTTATTGTAAATTTTAACGAAGGTAAAGGTAGAGTAGTAAATTATATTAAGTCATATATGTCTATGATAGCTGCAATATTTATAGTTGTAGTTGTTGTAGCGATATTTTTTACTGATGTATCTTTAGCACCAGCTACAGCCATTAAAAAGCTAACGGTTACTGTTATAGTTTTGATTGTCTGTAATAATGCAATGTATGCGATAGGCTTAAGGAGTGGGAAAGATAGAGGTTTTCTAGACGACGGATACATAGAAGCCTCTGATAACTATGAAGGAACAGTTGAGGCATTGAAAACTGGTGGAAAACTTCCGTATTTAGATTCATATTGCAAGGAACTTATACAGAGAGAACTTGATAGTACAAAAGAAGGTGTGTTGATAGATGTCAATATCACATTAGCTGATTATAAGGCAAAATATAGGGGTTTAAGCAACAAAGAACTAAAAGAGATGTTAAACCCTAGACAATGTAGAGCAGTTAAAAAAGCTAATAGAGTTAAGCCTATGAGATTAAAACCAAGTAGTTTAATAAGTTATAACAAAATAAGAAACAATAGAAGCTTTTTAAGTCCTGATGTGCAAACTGCTGAAGGTCAAGCTAGGGCAAAGAAAATAGCCAGTTCCATATTAGTATCTATAATGACTGCTAGTGTTGCTACTGAAATCATATTGAACCCCGGTTGGAACACTGTGGCAGAATGTTTGCTAAAACTATTTAGCATTGTAATGAGTGGCTATACTGGATATACACTTGGCTTTGATTTGATTGCAAAGGTTGGCAGATCAAGAAAGGAAGGACAGACTTTGATATTAAGTAATTTTATGCAATGGAAGGCTCCACAAGTTGCAGAAGAGGTAATAACAGTGAAAGTGGAGCCACAACAAACTGCAGTTAGTCAGTTAGCTATCGACTAGCTGGTGCTCATAATTTTCCTCCAAGAAAAGAGCTGGAAAGGAGACTGTAAAAAGTCTCTTTTTCTTATAAAAAAATACAAATTGTGTCCATTTTGTGCCCAAAATTTCAAGAAAAAAGGGCAAAAACCTATACAGTCAAGCCCTTTTTTGCTTTGGTGGAGGTAAGGGGAATCGAACCCCTGACCTCTTGAATGCCATTCAAGCGCTCTACCAACTGAGCTATACCCCCAAATTTTTTGGCAATGTCATAATGATAAAAGATATTGTCATTTTTGTCAAAGAATATGCTATTTATTGCTATTAATTGGCTATAAAGTTAATTCTCAGAGTAAGTACAACCTTTGTTAAATTGTCGCCAATAATTTCTAAAGATGAGTGCATTTTCATTTTTTCAATATGTTTTTAAGATATTATATGTAGTTTTTACTGCTGATACATTTCATATAGTTTTTGAAATGCTTCAATAGAGCGTCCAATCATATCGTAGCTAACGCAGTATGCTAAGCGAACAAAGCCTGGCGCTCCAAAATCATCTCCAGGGACGATGAGGAGTCCTAAGGTCTTTGCTTTGTCAGAAAAGGCAGTTGCATCTTCTTCTAAAGATTTTACAAATAGATAGAAAGCTCCCTGTGGTTTTATACAGTGATAGCCTATTTTTGTAAGACTATTGTAGATTAAATCACGGTTTTTTTTGTAGGCATTGATGTCAACTTGAACATCAATGCATTTTTCTATTACACGTTGAAATAAGCTTGATGCACAGACATAACCTAAAGATCTGCCAGCTCCAGCTACTGCTAAAACAATAGCGTCTGCCATATGAAGTTTAGGAGATACTGCAATATATCCAATTCTTTCTCCTGGTAGAGAAAGTGATTTTGAATATGAATAACAAACTATGGTGTTATCGTAATAATTTGGCAAATAAGGAACGAAAGTGTTGTCATAAACAAGTTCCCTGTATGGTTCATCGCTGATTATTGCAATGTTTGTTTCAAAGCGCTCATTTGCTCTTTTTATTATATCTACTATTTTTTTGATAGTTTCTTCATCATATACAACTCCGGATGGATTGTTTGGCGAATTTATAATAACGCCTTTAGTTTTAGGCCCAATTACTTTTTCAAAAGCATCTAAATCTGGCATAAAGGTATTTTCATTAAACGGAACTACTTTTAGCCTTGCTCTTGCAGCACCAGTAAATACCTTGTATTCAGGAAAAAATGGGGCAAATGTAATAAAGTCTGATTCATTTGTTGAAAGGGCATTTAAAGTTATTGTAAGGGCTGCCGCAGCTCCAGAAGTTATGTATATGTTGTTTGCTGGAATATCACAGTTAAACCTATCTTTAATATTTTTTGATATTATTTGTCTAGTTGATAAATTCCCTGGTGCAGATGTGTACCCATGTACTTCTATTGAATCTAATTCATTTAAGAGTTCAATTATGGCTTCATTAATTTCTTTGGGAGCTGGAACATTTGGGTTTCCAAGGGAATAATCAAAAACACTGTCTTTGCCCATTTCAGCTGCTCTTTTTTTCCCATATTCAAACAACTCTCTTATAACAGAGCGTTTGCTTCCAAGTTTATACATTTTTTCGTTATACATGTCTACCTCTAAGTTTTATAGTAGTTAAATTTTAACACTTTTTACGTATGTTTATCAATCTAGACAAAAATATGTATATTTTATATTTTAAAAATTAAATTGTGATAAATAAAGCAGGCACCTAAGGAGAGTAATAAATGCAATATTATGTAGCTATGGATACAAAAATTAAGCAAAATAATCAGTGGTTAAATGAAAAACTCACTTATTTTTTCTTAAAAAACTAGAGTTATC